CACTTAAATACACTCAAAAATCCCGTGGTTTCATCTACATTTCCTGCCGATCAACCATTAGATAATAATCCTCCCAAACGTAAATTTAAATTCGTTGCCCGTTCTTCCGCACAAAACGTTCAACTTCGCTCACAACGCCTATACTCTCGCCAGCTAGAAGGTAAAACAACACGTGCCCTAGTCCTGGAACATTCAAAAATTGAAGGTATCTCTGAAGTCACCGCATGGCAAGACTGGAAAAAAGTTAAACAATGGAACAAGGAAGATTGGGAAAAAGACAGAGAAACACTTCTACCTCGCCTTCAAGCAATGCGTATCCGCCTATTCAACAAAGCTGTCAAAAAAGGTCAGCTTCAAACCGCAGCACAAATCCTAGATTCCCTAGGCAAAGTAATCGGTGAATCAGTAGAAACAGTTAATATTCAAGCTCCAGAATTGTCCATAAAGGTTGAACCAAAAAATTAATCAGAATATTTTTAAGTTCCTCGTGTGTGTATATAGCAGCAAAAATTTTGCAACTAGTCCCCTAGCTACAAAATTTGTTTAGATTCTGACAGGCCTGGAAGCGGCTACAGCAGGCGTTAATCTTTCTTAGCTATAAAGATAGATATCTGGTCATTACCTCTGTAGCACTTCTCTTTCGTACCTGCTACCTTGTAGTTGCCTGGTATTGTTGCAAGCCATTTAATAATTTCAGGTGACATAGTTTTAACTCCTAGTAACTAAAATTTTTGTTTAAATCTTTTAGTCTTCTTTCACTATTTTTAATGACTTGAATATCATTAACTTTAATAGCTTCATTCAATTCTAGTTCTAATTGTGACTTCCATAACTGATAGAAATAAATTTCGGAGTTAGTAAGATTTGGTGCTAATTTCATTTGTAAGATTTTAACTATATTCAATATAGCATATTTATATTACTATTGTGTTATATTTACAATTCTTAATAATGATATAAAATATTGTTTACTCATGTTAATATAATAATTAAGCATAGCTATCTCTAATTTATTTATTACTTAACATCATTCTACTACCTAATCTATTTTTAAATCATTAGTAGATATTATTTATTTCAAGTAATTTATTTTTACAAGATAGCTAAAGCTTTAAAAAAGAAAATTATCTCAAATCTTACTATCATGAGAAACTTATTTTTATTTCTTTCAATTGGATTTATAGGGTTAATAAGTTCTATTGGATCAGGTCTCAATTCTAGTGCATTGAATCAATGCCTTAATAATAGTGATAACGATGCATGCCAGTATTTACTCACTAAAGGAACTAAATTTCAACAAGTCCAGGCTAAGAAGGCTTTATTAATTCGAGGACTTTAATATGGATTTTACACCAATAACAAGAAGAGAAAAAATTCTTTATAGAGAATTAATGGATGCACAATTAGAGATAACAGAAAAAAATATAGAAATAGCTAATTTAAAAAACCAAATAACAGATAAAAACATTTTAAAAGATATGCATGAAATGAATAAAAAATTAATTTATGAGTCAATAAGCCATC